AAAGACTCGTATGTTACACGACAAGGGACGAGATGCAGAATTTCCTCTTTTTCCCTCTGTGCCTATCTTTAATGAAGATCAGGTCATTGTGATGGCTGAAAAGTTAAACAAATTTATATCAAACACTGGAGAATAAAAACATGATTAAGACTACTATCGTTGCGGCTCTTATGGCCGTTGGACTAATGGCTATTCCTGCTCAGGCTAATGGCGTGAAGCTCGGCACTCTTACCTGTCAGTTTGATGGCGGCCCAGGCTTGCTCATTGGCTCTGTTCATCAGGGCGAGTGCGTCTATCGGGACAATCATGGGCACAGCAAGAAGTATAATGCTGAACTCTCGCGCCTTGGCGTTGATATCGGCGTAACTGGCAACAAGACTGTCGTTTGGGCTGTACTCGGCGTTGACGGGAAGTCTAATGGCGGACTCAAGGGAACTTACACCGGTGTTAATGCCGAAGCAACTCTTGTTGTTGGCGTTGGTGTAAATGCTCTCGTTGGTGGATTCAAGTCTGGTATCGTTCTCAATCCAGTATCTATCTCTGGTCAGACTGGTCTAAATGTCGCGGCTGGTGTCGCTACTCTTAGACTGGAGTAGTCACTAAATACTACAGGTTTTAAAATAGTGAGGACTGTATGAGAATTGTTAAATCGTTTTATATTTGGTGGATTACCAATTTAGTCGTAGCTTCTAGCGTTTTCTGGGCATATCATCTAGGACTTGTACAGAAGATATGGCATGACGATGTGACAATGATCACATCAGCCCTCGCTATTCTTTACATTATCACAACAGGCATCATTGGCTATATCGCTTATACAAAACAGTACAAGAGTAAGCTGGTTGATGCCTGTTGGTTTCTATCCGAACAAATGCTAGCCCTTGGCATGTTGGGAACCGTTATAGGCTTCATATATCTTCTTTCTTCTGGTATCTCATCAGCATCGGTTACTGATCCAACAAGTCTAGCAACTCTATTAGCTAACATGTCAGTTGGTCTTGGTATTGCGCTCTATACAAATGCTGTAGGCATTTTGGCTAGTTTGATATCGAAGAGTTTGTTATATGTAGTGACATACGATGAGCCATAAGAAATTTGACTTTCGTACTGCTTACATAGACCTGCTGATCAATCTACTGACAGGAACAGTTTTTCTATTCATCCTCACGACACTTCTTATTGCGCCAATCACTAAACAAAGCGAAGGCATCAAAAAGAATGCTGACTATATCATCACTATGGAATGGCCAGAAAATGTTGACTGCGATGTTGATATGTGGGTGCGTGATCCTCAAAACAATATTGTATCATTCAAGATGCCTGAATATGGCTTGATGTACTATGAGCGTGATGATATGGGGCAACGCCGTAGTATCTTTGATGTTGGCGGTAAGAAAACTGTTATTGATCCAGATAACAAAGAATATGTAACGCTTCGTGGCACATTCCCAGGTGAATATGTTGTCAATGTTCATGTGTATTCGTGTAAGGCTGCAAACGAAGAAAAAGGTTTAGCAATCAACTATCCTATAAATCTGCCCGTTGTTGTTGAGTTGATGAAAATCAATCCAAGCATTGTGTCTGTAAAGAAAGTTGTTTTGACAATGACGCAAGTGTGGCAAGAACAGACTGCGTTTCGTTTTGTGATGGGAAACAACAAGAACATAATTCGTCTTATGACTGATTATGTTCCTATCATGGGAGAACAACAAAGATGACACAGACACTCCTACTGATAATCGCTCTACTTGCTTTCGCTGTGATGGCAATATCTCTATATTGGAATAATTTTCATACAAAGTTTGCTTCTATAGCATTTTTTATTATACTTGCCAATTGCGTATACTTCTCACTTGACGGTGTTAAAGGATGGCCCGCAGAAGAACCGCACGAAGTCAAAGGCACTATTGCTTCTGTTGTCATTGTGAACCCATCGGAATCATTTGAAGGCGCAATTTATGTTGGCGTGTTCCTAAGTGAAGAAAACAAATGGTATGAGTATGACTATCCAAGAATATCGCCAAAGACATTCTATGTGAAATACTCAAACAATCGCGCTGCTGAGTTTGAAAAAGCAAAGCAGGCCATGAAAGAAGGCAAAGAAGTTCATATAGATGGAATCCCGCCGATGGAAGGGCAGGGAGAAGGTGAAGAGTACGATGGCGAAATTACCGATATGTCTTCAATCATTGGTGATATGATCGCTAAGATAATGATGAAACAAGAAGACACTTATGAACCAGGGCGCCCAAAAGGCATTGAGATAGTAGAGCCAGGTTCTCCTCCATCAAAAGGAACAAGCGAATGAAATACGCAATTATAGGACTAATGGCTCTTGCTCTTATGGGATGTGAGCTTCTGCCTAAAAGCACCGTGCAGTTAGTAAATGAAGTCAAGAGCGGCACAGTTCTTATCGAAAACAAGATTGATGTATCAAATGGTGGTATCGGCACAGGATTCATCATCGGTGAAAATCTAATCATCACCAATAATCATGTGATTGAAGGCAAGGGAAAGATATCAGTCGTTTCTCACCACGATCAGGTAAGATATGAGGCCGAAGTTGTTTATGCTGATCCTATTGTTGATATTGCTGTAATCAAACTAAAGAAGTGGGATGAGTTTAAGGTTCATGAGAAGATAACGATTCTTTCACTTGGTGATAGCGAACTATCTGTTCCAGGTAGCAAAGTGGTAATCATTGGGCATCCGTGGAATCTTCACTGGACAGTATCGGAAGGTATTGTATCAGCAAAAGATCGTCGCTCAGGCGCAAATCCAAAGTATGTGGATCAGGTTGATGCCAAAATCTATGAAGGCAATTCTGGCGGCCCAGTCTTCAATGAGTATGGAGAAGTTATCTGTGTTAGTGAATTGATGCTGACTGGAAACGGTGGATCATATGGCTTCTGTATTCCATCCAATCTGGTAAAGAAGGTTGTAAATGATTTCCAATTGTTCAAAGAAGTGAGATGGAGAGCAATAAATGTAAGTATTGGGTTGACAGATGACGGCAGTTCTGTTATTATAAACTCTATTGATGCAAATGGCGCAGCCGATAAAGCAGGAATTAAAGCGGGTGATAAAGTACTGGAAATATTCACAGTAGCCAATCATCCAGCAGGAGTTAAAGTTACAAATCCAAATGACTTGATAACTGAAATGGCTGCGATATATGGAAATGAAGACAAAGTGAAATTATTGATTGAAAGAAATGGTGAAAAGAAAATGGTTGATGTGATTACAAACTACAAGTTATCAAAAGATTATGAAGCCGATAAGAGTAAGTAAATGGCACCGTCTAAGGATGAGATTACCACATTCTCTTTGCGGATTGAAACTCTAGCAAAGAAGAAGAACCTGAGTTATATGGACGCTGTGCTTGAATACTGTAATGAGATTGGATTAGAAGTTGAGATTGGTGCTAAGATGATATCTGGCGCATTGAAGTCAAAGATCAAAGTTGAGGCCGAAGAGTTACATTTCTTACCGAAGTCGAACACCGCCAAACTGCCTATATAATCTATAATGGCAAAACTAAGCGGATATGAAACTTTCTGTCTCTATCTCGCTCTAAAGAACCATTTTAATCTTGACTCTTACGACTACTTCAAGTATAATGGTAAGACAAGACACATTAGTAAGGAAACTTACCTGTGTAGAAGAGATAGATTCCAATTTGAAAAGTTGGCCCGAAACTGCGATAACATGCAGGATCACCTAGTGGCTAACTTACTAAAAGATAAGACATGGGTTGGTGACCTATTAGATGATGAAGCTTTTGATACCACAACAGCATATGTGAAAACCAACCAATCCATGTCTTATGTATTTCGGAACGAACTGGCGACGATAGGAGATATCAGACCCGCCTTACGGTTTGATAGTCAATATCCAAACATCATACCGACCCTGATGACTGGATCAATATCTTATCAGACCTTTGTGATACTCAACTATTTCGTCCAGTTCGTTCCGAAGTTTGATGCTAAGATGCCAGATGATTTCATTTGGTCTAAGATTAGTTTCAAAGCCAAGAAGTTTGCACCTTTTGTCCTTCGGGACTTAGACAAAAAAAAGTTTGCAGACCTCTTGAAATCCCATGTAGAAGACACTATATATACTTGACACAGGGAGATTCCTGTGCTATAATTCTAACCATACACTGTCATACGGAGAACATACAATGTCAAACTTTGCATCCCTCAAGAAGTCCTCGGCCGATATCGGTCGTCTCACCAAGGAAATCGAAAAGATCAATCAACCTCAGGGCGAAGGCCGTGCGGAAGATGAACGCTATTGGAAGCTCAACCGCGATAAGGCTGGCAACGGCATGGCGGTCTTTCGCTTCCTGCCTGCACCCGCAGTAGATGGCGATGACGCTCTTCCTTGGATTCGCTATTTCGATCATGGCTTCAAGGGCCCTACCGGTAAGTGGTTCATTGAGAACTCGCTTACCTCTCTCGGACAAAAGGATCCTGTGTCCGAATTCAACTCTCAACTTTGGAATGCTTCAAGCGATGAGAACTCATGGCAGCGTAAGCAAGCCCGTGAGCAGAAGCGCCGTCTCCACTATGTTGCTAACATCTATGTGGTGAAGGATCCTTCTAATCCTGCTAACGAAGGCAAGGTCTTCTTGTACAAGTTCGGCAAGAAGATTTTCGACAAGCTTACCTCAGCCATGAATCCCGAGTATGAAGGTGATACTCCAATGAATCCCTTCGATTTCTGGTCTGGTGCTAACTTCAAGCTTCGTTCTAAGATGGTTGCTGGTTATGTCAACTACGATACCTCATCGTTTGACACTCCTGGTGCCCTTCTTGATGATGATGCCCAGCTTGAGAAGATTTGGAAGTCCGAGTATTCTCTGAAGGAAGTCCTCGATCCGAAGAACTTCAAGTCTTATGACGAACTCAAGCGTAAGCTCGAGGACGTTCTTGGCGCAACTCTCGGCACTGCTGAACCATCATCTACGGTTGAACAGGCCGCAGTTTCTTC